CCGCGTGTTCGTTTCCGGGCAGGACGTCGGCGTGCTCGGGCAGGTGACCCGGGCCGGGACTGCCGGAGATGTGCTGGCACCGATGGTCGTCGATCCGTTGATCACCGAGGCCGCCGCCGCGCGTCAGCGTGGCATCGCGGTGCTTGCCGACACCGGTCAACAGCTCGAGGTCAGCCTGCGCCTGCCGGTGCTCGCAGAGACCGGGATCATCGAGCCCGGCGCGTTCGTGGAGTACCAGGACGGCAGCATCACGCGGCTGGGCCTCGTTCGCTCGACGCAGATCGAAGCCGGGATGCCCGAGGTCTGGCAGACGCTGGGAGTGCAGACCTATGCATAACCTCTACGAGCAGTTTCGCCAACTGATCCCCGACCCGCCGCTGCAGGCGGGCACTGTGATCGAAGTCGGCTCCGGCGTGGTTACGGTCGCATTGCCCGGTGGTGGCCGAATCAAGGCGCGCGGCACTGCGGTCATTGGCCAGAAGGTTTTCGTGCGCGACGACGCCATCGAAGGTATCGCCCCCAGCCTGACGCTCGAAATCATCGAGATCTGAAACCCAACTGATTCAACCCTGAGACCCGCCCTGATGCTCGCGCATCGGGCGGGTTTCGCATTTCTGGAGCACGCAAATGAACGTACCGACTGTGACAGAGGGCATGGTGACCATGCCCAAGGACGAATTCGAAGAACTGCTGGAGCGCGTCGCCGAGCGCGGCGCTCGCCACGCACTGGCTGACGTGGGTCTCGACGGCGAAGACGCTGCCAGCGACATCCGCGAGCTGCGGGGCCTGCTGGAAGCCTTCAACACGGCAAAGCACACCGCGTGGCAGACCGTGGTTAAGGTGGTCACCACCGGCTTTCTGCTCGCGCTGGTCGCAGGCGCAGTCATCAAGCTCAAGGTGTTCGGAGGTGCCCAATGATCGAAACCTTGCTCGGTGGTCTCCTTGGTGGGGCCTTCCGTCTTGCGCCCGAACTCCTCAAGTGGCTCGACCGCAAAGGCGAGCGTGGTCACGAACTGGCGATGCAGGACAAGGCGCTGGAGTTCGAAAAGTTGCGCGGCGCGCAGCGGATGGCCGAAATCGGCGCGAGCGCCGATGCGGCGTGGAACGTCGGGGCCATCGATGCGCTGCGCGACGCCGTCCGCACCCAGGGTGAGAAGACCGGCGTGCGCTGGGCCGACGCACTGTCGTGCAGCGTGCGACCGGTGATCACCTACTGGTTCATGGCGCTGTACTGCGCGGCCAAGACGGCTGCTTTCGCGGCCGCCGTGACCGCTGACGCTGGTTGGGGCGCGGCCATCCTGCACGCGTGGACAGAAGCTGATCAGGCGCTGTGGGCCGGTGTGCTGAACTTCTGGTTCCTCGGACGCGTGTTTGACCGGGTGCGCTCGTGAGCGAAGTGCCGAAAACGGCCATTGAACTGGCCAAGCGCTTCGAGGGGTTCCATCGCGTGCCGAAGACCGATCCTGGACGCGCGCACCCGTACATCTGCCCAGCGGGCTACTGGACGATTGGCTACGGTCATCTGTGCCAGCCGACGCACCCGCCGATCACGGAGACCGAAGCCGAGGTCTATCTGGCGCGCGACCTGCAGACCGCGCTCACCGCGACGCTGCGTTACTGCCCGGTGCTTGCCGCCGAACCCGAAGGGCGACTTTCGGCCATCGTGGACTTCACCTTCAACCTCGGCGCGGGGCGGCTGCAGACGTCGACGCTACGGCGGCGCATCAACCAGCGGGACTGGGAGGGCGCGGCACGTGAGTTGCTGCGCTGGGTCAATGGCGGGGGGAGGGTCTTGCCAGGGCTCGTGGCACGCCGAACGTGCGAAGTGGCACTGTTGCAATAGGCGCAGGAATGGCGAGCCCGATGACGAGACGACAACGTTGCATCGGGCAAACCTTTAATCATATCAGGCCTCGCCAGAGGTCTGCATCCTCCGGTAAAATCACTGTTTAGAGGGGCTCAATCAATGACTGTTTTCACCATAGGCTACGAAGGACTGGACATCGACGCGTTCATGTCGCTGCTCGCTGAGCACGGCATCGAGACCGTCGTGGACATCCGCGAGCTGCCCCTGTCGCGCAAGCCTGGGTTTTCGAAGAAGGCGCTGGCCAGCGTCCTGAACCTTTCCGGCCTCGAGTACGTCCACATGGTCGCGCTGGGTTGCCCGAAGCTGGTGCGTGATCGCTACCGAGAAGACGGCAACTGGAAGCGCTACACCGACGGATTCCTGAAGCATCTCAAGACGCAGAAAGCAGCCATCGACGAGCTCTCGGAATTGGCCGCGTCGTCGAACTGCGCGCTGCTCTGCTACGAGGCCGACTTCAACTTCTGCCACCGTTCAATGGTGGCCAACGCCGTTCGGGACGCGTGCGGTGCGGACGTCGAGCACATCACGGCGGTGAACGCTAAAACAGCGAGCCCTGCCTCACTTCGACTGGCTTTCGCTTAGGCGGGTAGACCAAGCTGATGATCAGCCACTGGTCTTGGAACCGGTGCTGATTGCCCATCAGGAACATCAAGTCTTTGCCGCCGAGTTGGCCTTCGAGCTTGGCGCGAAACGGGGCCTCCCAATCAACACCGTGGTCGCGGCGGCAGTTCCAAAAAAGCGCGCCAGCTTCCCAGTCGACGATCTTGTGCTTGTGCTCCTTTTCGCCTTCGGGCGTGTCGCACACGTACCGGTAATGGAAGTCGAACGGCACCTTGCGCAGCTCCTTCACCTGCCGCTTCGCTTCGGCCTCAGAGAAGAGATCGCCTTGCATCTGCTCGCGCATCAGTTTCTCTTTTTCCTCGTCCGTCCACTCCTGGTGTCGAGCCTTCGTGATGTCGAGACCGAGCAGCCTCTTGGGGCGCAGAAGCGCAATGGATAGACCGTCATTCAGACGACCGGCATCGATAGCGTCAACGCTGTCGAACGCGGGAATCTTGTCCAGCCACTCCCACCGGGCAGACCATTCCTTCTTTGTGTCGATCACGTCCCCGCAGGCAATCGTGTCGACGTAGAGTTTGTGGCTCTCAGGCCGATGATCTTTGTTGGCCTTCTCGACCCGAACATCGATCCACTGCCACTTCTTGAACTGCTGGCCTTCTTCGATCATCCGAAACGGCACGGGGTAGAGACGCCGCATCACACCGTCTTGGCTGATGCCAGCGACGCAAGATGTCTCGACGTACTGAGCGCTTGGCGACGGATAGGTTTTCGCCAAAATCAGAATGCGCTCGACTCGATCTAGTGCCATTGGTCGCCTCCGTGCTCCTTCTCACCAGTTCCCGTATTCGAAAGTCACAAGTACTCGGCCATCAACCTCAATACTCGCTTAAATTCATCGTCGGCACCTCCACCACCGCGACGTGTTCCGCCCAATGTCGCCGTAGTATTTTTCTTGAAACTGTCGTAGCTGTAGCCATAGGCGCCGCGCCCAAAATTTCCGCTCTGACCTGTGATCCATGTAGTCAGGTCGTTTTGCAGTCTCCTGTGAGCAGCAACATCAAAGGGCAATGTCGGATCTGCACCCTGAATTGTTGGGATGTGAGCCGGAAACGCCGTCAAGAATTCCTGACTAACGCCGATTGCTTGTGTCACGTGCCCGCGAGTCCCATCAGACTGGCCAATTCCCTTTTGAAGAATGCCCCACGCGAGGTGTGAAAAGCGAGCATAGTCTTTGACTTCAGCCAAACACTTCTTGTAGAACCATTCCTTTGACTTGAGTGCCATCGTCATACCCTTTGGAAGAAGAAAGCCACGTGACACGTGGCGTGGAAAAATCTCCGAATTCGGAGAACGAAAAAATTAACTACTACGGGGAGTTATCTCGACATAGCCAATCAAGTCAGCCGAGTAGCTTCCATCTCCGTTTGCTGCACCCTTATGCTTAAGTTCTCGCTGCAGCGTTGGCTCAACTGCCTGTGAAAACAGATGGAGTCGCTGATCCGGAGTGAATCTCGGCGTGGCTGTCGGTGCCTGCAGGTAGCGTTCACATTGCCGTTCCACCGCAGGCACACGAGTGCCGTCTTGCTTGACCGCAATTGGTTGAATCACCACGCGGCGCTCTCCGTTCTTGCCGGAGGTCTCGACCATCCAAAACGACAGCAGTACTGGGTCGTCGACGTCGGCCGCAACAGCAATTCCAAGATCTTCCGGCGGCACGATGCGCCAGCGGCCAAGCTCTTCCTGCACGAGTGGGTGATCCAGCCCCATCAGCTCCACGTTGTCGTTACTCGTGGCCGTCTCTCGGTTCAATGTGAAGCGGGCCTTGCGCGCACCATCGACGGTCACAAGGTCATAGGTCTCGTCGTCCACCTTGACGAGTCGCTGCTGTCGATCTGTCACTGCTGCCGACATGAACCGCACCAATCGATCCAGACTGGAGGACACATCAGAGAAGGGTTTGTAGTCATCGAGACTGAAGCCTTCGAGGTCTTGGAACAAGTCAAACACGACCTGCCGCGCTTCACGCGAATTCGATAGGGCAGCTTCCAGTTCCACCTTTGTCCGCTTGAGCTCGGGGTCTGACAGCGCCTCTTGGTACAGGCGGTCGTAGTTAAGCCGCTCGGAGAGTTGGCCAAGAATCTGTGCACGCAGGTCTTCGGCGACGTTGCCTTGGTCATCGACCTTACCGACCGTCTTGGCGATTTCCACCAGCTTCTCGTCCAGCATCAGGAAGATGCGGCCTTCGATGGTGTCGGACAGCACAAGGTTGTAGACCTGTGCCGTGTGGTTCTGTCCGTAGCGGTGGATGCGGCCGATGCGCTGCTCCACATCCATCGGGTTCCACGGCAAGTCGAAGTTGAATAGGATGCGCGCGAACTGCAGGTTGATGCCTTCACGGCCAGCCGCCGTACAAACCAGCACGCGCGGGCCATCCTTCTGCCGGAAGCGGCGCTCGGCTGCAACCTTGGCACCGTGATCACCACCACGCAGCACCGCCACGCCTTGGCCGGGGAATGTCTGGTCGATCTCCCTCGCAATCAAGTCCACCGTGCCGAGGTAGGTGGCAAACACGACGATTTTTTCGCTCGGGTTCTGCCGCCATAGGATGCCCAGGCCGTCGAGCAGCTTCTGCGCCTTGGTCTCGCGCTGCTGCGGGAAGACCTTGAGTAGATCGCCAATGCGCAGCCGTTCTTCGGGTAGATGCAGTTCCACGACAGCCGATGCGGCTTCTTCAGCGTGGGCAGCTCCATATTCGCTGCCATAAGGGTCGGAGGCCAGTTCCAGCGCTTCCTCGTCCAGCTTCTTGACTAGTCGATACTTGAGATCGGCCAGCACACGGTCCACCTCGCTCCGGCCGATGCTGTCGCGTGCGAGGTTGAATTCTTCATGGATCAGCTCGCGGGCTTCATCGGTCAGCCGCTCACGCCCCTCGATGTCCAGGTCTTTATCCCGCAGGAATACCTCGTGCAGCGTCAACATCAGCAGACGGCGTTTCATGGTGCGCCGCACGGCGGCGAAGCTCGACGCAGCAATCTTCTGGAAGATGGCCATCAAGAAGCCGAGGGCACGCCCCTGGCCGCCCTGGCGACGCGCAAGGTCGAAGCCGTCCTCCAGGTACTCGCGTAGCTTCTCGTAGAAGAGGCGCTCCTCCGGGCCCATCAGGAAGGACTCGGTATGCACCCAGCGTCGTGCAAACAGCGGCGAACCATCCGGCTGACAGGCGTCCGCCTTCGTGCGACGGAACATCACCGTGTTCAAGCGATGCCGGTGTTCCAGCATTTCCTCGGGGCTGCCGAATAGCGTCGGGTTCAGCAGTTGCGCCAGCATCCAGAACTGGAAGTGATTGCCCTGGTGAGGCGTCGCCGAAAGCAGCATCAGGTCGCGGGAATGGTCTTTCAGCGCTTCAGCCAGCTTGTAGTTCTCGGTCTTCCTGACCTTGCCGCCATTGCGGTATGCCGTGAGGTGATGCGCTTCGTCGAACACCACCAGATCCCAACGCGGCGCATCCAGCAGGCGCTTGATGCGCGCCGGGCGCTTCAGGGTGTCGATGCTGGCGATCAGTCGGTCGTGCTTGGCAAAGGCGTTGGTCTTGCGGTCAGTGATGTCGCCCTCGGAGCCGAACACCTCGAAGTCGAGGTTGAACACTTCGTTCAGCTCGCGGTGCCAGTTGTTCACCAGACCCGCAGGCACCACCATCAGCGCCCGGGTCAGTTCGCCCCGGCTGGCCAGCTCCCGAAGAATGAGTGCCGTCTCGATGGTTTTGCCCAGCCCGACCTCGTCGGCGATGAGGTAGCGTCTGGGCGACGCGGTGGCAATGCGGTGCGTCAGCACCACCTGATGGGGAAGCAGATCGATCTTGGCTGACGTCAGCGCCGACGCGCTCTCCATCACCGGCAGTGCGTGCGCTTCGTAGGAGAGCCACGCCTTGCGTGCGCGGTCGGCGTTGCCATCGACCGCACGCAAGATGCGTTCGGTGC